CATTTGAAATAAAATAAACCCTTTTTTACCAACAATCTTTTGTCTTCTAATCTTTTTACTATGAAACTCACAAGATGGATTGCTTGGGTCTGTTTGAGCAAAGGGTCTATGATATACAAGAATATTATCTAGCTTATTGTTCCACATTGCACCATCAGTTAAATCAAATACATCTGGACATGGATAATTACCATCAGAAGCTTTAATCATTTTAACAGGGTGAGCAATTATCCAAAAGAAAATATTATTTATCTGCGCAAATCTTGAGAATACAGACAATACCCATTCAAGATATTTATCACTTCTTGAAAACTTTTGATATTCGTTTGTTAATTGGTTGAAAGGGTCAATATCTACGCCATCAACATTCTCTTTGACAATTAACTCTAAGAATACTTCCATCACATATTGCGGAGTAGGCGAAACATCTTTAGGATAAACATAAAATATATGCTTGCATACTAAATCGTAAACATATTCATAAACTTGTTTAGATGGTCTATGTGGATTCGCTGGACTACAATCACATCCTAAAATAATTTCTACAAAATCATGATAGTATTCTTCTGGTGGATTATCTTCAGGCGAAAATGTAGCAAACTTTTCTCCGTACAACATTATGCGCATAGCTTGATACCATTTTTTAAATGAAGATTTACCATAGTTACCAATACCAGTAAGAACTGTAATCTCACCTCTCTTTGGTTTAAACTTGTCATCCAAATCAGGTACTCCAATGCCATCTACTTTAGCATATCCTTCATCATATATTCTTAAAGCTTGTTCTTTTACATCAATTCCGTAAATAACATCTTTCAATTTTAATCCTTCATCAAATACAGCTTTCTCTACCTCTATTTCCTTTCTAGAAACTTTATCAACTAATATTTCTTTATCAAATGATGCACTTCCAAAGTTTTTTGAATTTGCCTTATATGCAGAACGTATTGCCCTGTCTGCCTCACTTTTTGTAAACTCAGAATTCGTAATAAACTCTGTATGAATCATAGAATTTGCTGCAGTTTCGTTTATACCAAAACGACAACAAGCTGATGCTAATTTAAATATAAAATTATTTCTTTCCCCCGTAACAAAAGCCTCATTTTTATTAGATAACCAAGTTAAAACATTCTTAAATATTTTTTGGTCATCATCGTTTTTCTCATAAACAACAACCTTTTCGGTTTTTTTAATCTTCTTAAAAATTTCAGCTTTGTCGTTTATGTAAATTTCCGAGTCGTAACTCTCATAACATACTCTGCTTTGGTTAATTCCGCTTCGGTCAATTTCTGGAAACACTTCTTGTAATGCTTGGAAATGTTCTCTATGTTTTTCACCATTTGCTACTTTTACCAAAGCTTTTAATCCATTACCAGATGGGCTAATCCAACAAGCGTAAACAAATGGATGTGAAATAATCTCATTTTGCTTATCTCTAATCTCAAATACATTGTCAAAGTCTAAAATTATATATCCACTATGCTTAATTAATTGAGCATCAGTTCTATCGGGGCCAAATTTACCACTAAAACACACCGAAGGAAGGTTAAGTTTTATCTTATTTGCTTTTTCTTTATCAATTGTTTCTCTAATTTCAGATACGGTTGATTTGCTTTTGCCTTCTTGTATTCTTTTTAACGCGGCTTCAACAGAAATGTAATTTGGTTCCTTAGAAAAGATGTTTTTAAAAATTGTTATCATTATTCAGAAATTGGTTTAAAGGCGTTTCTAGCAGTTTCTAATTCATTTTGATACTTCCCTCCACTTTTATTAGAAAGTGTCTGTATTGGTCTTAAAAAGGGTATAGTGTTCCTAATTTTACCCTTCCAGTCTTTAATTTGTTTATTATGGCCATCTTTCCAGCCATTAGCCACCCAAGTATCATATTTTGATTTTAAAGAATATTCATATTCGGTGTAAATAAATTTATTTTGCTCAAGGTTCTTCTTGCAATATTCTAAAAATTCTTGAAGGGGCGGCAGTGTATTATTTATTTCCTTTCCTTTTATTTCCTTTCCTTTCCTTTCCTTTATAGCATTGCCTTCGGATAACGTTCGCAATGCGTTCGCATCTTCTTCTTTTTTATTCCACCTATAACTTGCTGACTTTCTTGCACTTAGACTTTTTTCATTTCTTTGGTCTAACCTTTCTTGCACCGATGAACTACCAAAATAATCTCCATTTATTTCAAATAAATCGAAATCATTTACCACACTTTTTATAATGTCGCTATGCAACCTTAAATCATACGCAATACCATCGTAATCCGTTCGCAATGCGTTCGCATTATTATATAAATCTTCTACTATGGCCCAAAAAACACCATACCCTATCATACCATGTTTTCTTATGAGCATTTTAATCTTTTCATCATTTCTAGCATTATAATCATGCGAGAAATAGAATGTATCTTTTGGCATGTTGTATGCTTAATTGTTAACAAAATCGGTTTTCAACGCCTCGTTAATACGAGTTATTTCTGCATCGGTAAATAATAATTTACCCTGCATCTTTCGTGATAATTCCGATTCTGGTATCTTTGCATTAAGCGACAACCACCTTTGTGTACGCCCATCTAAAGACTCTTTGATTCTTTCGTGTAGTCTTAATTCAGTTTTAATTTCCATAAATTTGTTTAATTGTTGGACGACAAATATATACTAATTTTTGTTTGACACAAATATTTTTAACTTTTTTTTAAAATTATTTTGCAGTTCGATTAATTTAATTAAATTTGCAAATGGAAAGATGGATAACCGAAGATGAAATAATGCACAGGATTAAAAATCATCCTGACTTAACAAAAGATGATAAAGAAGATTTTTACTTTGACATACAGATGTTATACATTGGTAAAAAAGGTCAAGAAAAATTAAATAAACCAGTAATTAAAAATCAAGAAAGAAATAAAATAAAAAAAGATGGCATACAATAGTACAATAATAACAAAGAAAAAGCGTTGTGTTAATTGTGGCAATATTGATTATTGGTTTTCCAAAAAGATGTGTAAACAATGCGCCACAGTACATTCTACGCAAAAAAGAATGGAAGAATTTGAAGATGATACAGAAAGTTTTCAGAATCTTGTTCAAGACCTTGACTATGTATTTAGTCAGTACATTAGAAATAGATATGCAGATAAAACAGGTATCGTTGAATGTTATACTTGTGGTAAAAAACATACAATTGCAGAAATACAATGCGGTCATTTTATGGGCAGGTCAAATTTAAGCACTAGATGGATGGAACAAAATTGCAGACCACAATGTATGGAATGTAATTACTTTAAAACTGGTAATATAGAAGAGTTTGAATACAAATTACACGAAGAAAATAATGCTGTAGTAGATTATTTAAGAGAAACAGCTAGGCAAACAGCAAAACCTACAAAAGATGAGCTAAAAGGCTTAATCCTAGAATACAGGGCAAAGCTAAACTTGGTAAAAAAGAAATTTATTGAAAAATAATTGTATTTTTACGGTAGTTATCATAGTTTGTAGATTTGTAGTTTCAGCCCCATGTTTTAGAATGACATGGGGTTTTTTTGTTCATAAATGAGCCGATTGTCAATCATATTCGGCTCAAAGTTGCCTTATTGGGTAACTTTTTTGATTGATAAAGTTTTCTATTAGCGAACTTTTTGTAACCAAATTGGTAACATAAAGGCAAAAAAAGGCCCTCAACGTAAAAACGTAAGGGCGATAACCAGTTAAACCTTAACTATGTCTTATGCAATGCAAATATACAAATATTTAATTAAATTTATTTTTTTAATTAAATTAATTAAATTAATTTTGTTCCAAAACACACAACATGGCAAGAAGTATTTCCCCCGATTCAGTTTCCAGTAAGGTTGCTGATTTAACATTAGGCGAACATCTTAGGTTAGATAACCCATACACTTCAGTAATGGTTATGGTATCCAATTTAAAGAAAAAAGAAGCACACAAAGACAAATTATTTAAAATTACAGCCACTGATAATGCAACAATTGTACACCGAATAAAATAAACCAATATTATGCATATACAAACGATTAACTACACTAGAACATTTAACTTAGGAAACTATTCTTCTGAAAAAATTGGCGTTGAATTTGCTCTTAATGAGGGCGAATCTGCTACCAAAGCTCTTGACTATGCAAGAGAGCTTGTGGAAGAGTATCACAAGCAAAATGTAATTAAATTAAAGGATTTAAATCAATTTTATCAAGAAATACCTGATGAAATTATTCCTACCCAATCTAAAAAATCTTTAGCTGAAAAAACAATAGAGTTTATAAATGCTTGTAATACTAAAGAAGAATTAAGAGCTTGGGAATTAATGGCTAAAAATAATCCAGAGGTATTGGAATCTTATAATGCTAAACATAAATCTTTATAACTATGAATTGGAATGAAACACTAATCAGAGCAAGCTCTGTAGGATATATAATGACCGAACCAGTAACCAAAGCGGACAAAGAAGCTGGGTTGCTTTCTAAGACCGCACAAAGACATTTGCTTGATGTTTATATTTCTAATAAGTATAATAGGAGTAAAGATATTCAAACAAGGCAAATGAAAAAAGGTGTTGAAGTAGAGCAAGAATCGATTGATTTATTGTCTATGTACTTAAAGAAACCTTTTGTTAAAAATACGGAAAGATTTTCAAATAAATACATAACAGGGCTACCAGATATTATTGATGATGGAATTATTGATATTAAATCTAGTTATGACCTATGGACATTCTTAGGTAATATCCCTGATAAACTTGATAATTTATACTATTGGCAAATGATGTCATATATGTGGCTTACGGGTAAAACCAAAGCTACCATTGCTTATTGCCTTGTAAATACACCAGATAATATTATTCAACAAGAGAAGTATTACTTACTTAAAAAACTAGACGTAATTTCAGAAGAAAGTCCAGAATTTGTAAGAGAAGCTATGAAGCTAGAATTAAACATGAAGTTTGATGATATAGTTATGGACGAAAGAATACTTATGTTTGAAGTTAATAGAAACGAAGATGACATTTTACGCATTGAGCAAAAAGTAGAAAAAGCAAGAGAATTTTTACAAGATATTGAAAACACTCACAAAAACTTTAATAATGGCAAAATCTAAAAAAGAAAAACAATTAAACCTTCCGCAAGATGCACAACCACTAGACGGATGTGATTTCTGTATGCAATTTGATTATGATGAACCTCATGTAATCGGTGCAAGTGAAGACTCTGATGGTGTAATGGAATTGGTAATTAAAGCTTATTTAGATGCAGGCGTTACCTTTGTATGTCCTACAACACAAAAGAAATTAAGAATATATGCTAGACCATTATCAGATACTGGAAAGGCAATTCTAAATCAACAAAAGGAAGTTAAAAATTAACGAATGAAATACTCTTCAAGTTTTAGTCACGATTTAAACTTTGGAGAAAAGGCAGAAGATTGGCTTAATAATTTATTTAACAATGGTAAGCTTATCGAAGTAAAAAGCGATAGGCTTATACATAAAACTGGTAATTTATATATTGAATATAAATCTAGAAATAAACCAAGCGGATTAGCTACCACTACGGCTAATTATTGGATATATAGAATGGATGTGCTTGATGCTGCTATTTTATTGCCAACCGAATCGTTAAAAAAAGTTTGTAGAGTATATTATAAAAACAATGAGTTTAAAATGAAAGGAGGTGATAACGATACTTCCGAAGGATTTTTAATACCACTAATAAGATTACTAAACGATTTAGCATTATTAAAATAATTATATGCGTAAAGAATTAAAAGTAGAATGGGATACAGAACTTCGTTTAATGAATAATTTAAAAAATACTTTATTATCTCGTAATTTAAACGCATCAAATGTATTGATAGTAACAGTATCAACAGATTATTCTTCTGTAATAGGTCAATACCTTCGTCACCAATTAACGAACAACGGAGAAATATGTAATGGATTTGGTATAGATGTTCCATATCCAGACCAATCGTTTGATGAAAAGTTTGTAAAAGAAATTCATGACATGTTTAGAATACATGCAGATAGTATAGGAGATAAAATAATCCTATTAGTAGAAGCAGGAGTAATTAGGGGAGGCAATTATATCAAAGTGGTGGATATAATAAAAAATGAATTAAATATTACAAACCCAGTATTAACATTAACAATGTTTGAAAATATACATAGTAAATGGGAATCTAATTTTGTAGGTCAATACTATGACGGTGAA